GAAGAAACTCAAAGAGGTTCCCAATAACGCACCGAAGAGTGTTACGAATGCATTGTTTGTTGGCAGCACTGCTGAGTTGCAGAAGATGTTAAAAAACAAAGATGGCTAAAGTCCTTTATTATTTTACTAATTCATTTCCAGAGTTTTGTAATAGACCAGAATATAAATTAGCAACTAGTTTTGGATTACATTCTCCTCGTTTTAGAATTGGTTTTGATAATCAATTTGATTTGATAGAGAATCCTCTTACAGATATTCCCATAAATTTTACATCAACCTTCGAAGAGCTGATTAATCGTAGGGCTGTAGAATTGTGGGACATTGGTAAACCAATACGATTGTGGTGGTCTGGTGGTATAGACAGCACATGTGCATTGGTAGGTCTTCTGAAAACTAGAAGATTGGATACAAGCCTTACCGTTTATCTATCAACAAATAGTGTGCAAGAAAATCCACGTTTTTATGATTTGTTAGTCAATAAGAAAGTTAATTTACAGTGGCATTCCCAAAAAGACTATATCTATGATAATGATCAGTTGTGGAATGGCCAAACAATTAATGTGAATGGTGCCGGTGGAGACGAATTATTTCTTGCAATATCATCAACAATGTCTATGGAAGAATTCTTTAAGATTAAAGATAGTGATTGGATTAATATTATAAAAGATTCTAATATGCTGAATATTGTCGAGAAATATATTGAAATTTCTCCATACAAACCGAAAACATGCTGGGAATTACTTTGGTGGTTTGCTAGAAGTATAGATGATTTGTCAACAAGATATCACTCACCAAGATTTCTCAAAGACCCATCTGGGTATCATTTAGAACACTCGTTTTTCTATACAGATTATTTCGAAAAGTGGGCTTTATCAAACCCATATTCTGGTCATAATGGTGACTATAGAACATACAAGTGGCCATTGAAAAAATACATATATGGGTATGATAAAAATGAAGAGTATCTTAACACAAAACAGAAAGAAAGTTCTTTTCCGTTAGTTTATAGATCACATTTTCCTGCCGTTATTAATAAGATTGTGTATGAAGATGGAACATATGTTAGGAACTAAATAGAACAGGGAGACGACTATGTATGAATATCCATGTAAAATTGTTAAAGTAATCGACGGTGATACAGCTGATGTGGACATCGATCTTGGTTTTGGTGTGTGGCTAAAGAAACAGAGGATTCGTTTCTATGGTGTTGATACACCTGAGTCAAGGACAAGTGACAAAGAAGAAAAGGTCTATGGACTAATGGCGAAGAAATTTGTTTTGTCCCACCTACCAATTGGATCAATACAGGTTCTACGCACTAGAAAAGATGGTAAGGGAAAATATGGCCGTATTCTTGGTGAGTTTGTTGTGGAAGATACAACTCTAAATCAGTTGCTCATTGACACGCACAACGCTGTTGCATATTTTGGACAGTCAAAGGATGATATTGCAGAAGAGCATTTAAGGAACAGAGAATTAGTTAATGGCTGATAAAAACCAATATCTAGGCAACCCCAACCTCAAAAGAACAAATACTGCTGTTCAGTTTACAAAAGATGATATCAAAGAATATCACAAGTGTGCTGAAGACCCTCTTTATTTTATTGAGAACTATGTAAGAATTGTCTCACTAGATGAGGGACTTGTTCCATTTAAAATGTATGATTTCCAGCGAGGCATGGTTTCAACTATGCACGATAAAAGGTTTAGTATATTTAAATTGCCCAGACAGTCTGGTAAGTCTACTACAATCATTAGTTATCTACTTCACTATGCATTATTCAACGGAAACGTAAATATTGCCGTTCTTGCCAATAAGTCCTCAACTGCGAGAGACATCTTGTCAAGACTACAACTTGCATATGAAAATCTTCCTAAATGGATGCAACAGGGTATCATATCTTGGAACAAGGGTAATATAGAATTAGAAAATGGTAGTAAGATTATTGCCGCAGCAACATCATCAAGTGCCATTCGTGGTGGTTCGTATAATGTTATTTTCTTAGATGAGTTTGCTTTTGTTCCATCAAATGTTGCAGAGGCTTTCTTTGCATCTGTTTATCCTACAATTACATCTGGTCAAAAAACAAAGGTCATTATTGTTTCTACGCCACATGGGATGAATATGTTTTATAAAATTTGGGTTGATGCAGAAGAAAAGAGAAATGATTACATTGCTACAGAGGTTCATTGGAGTGAAGTACCGGGCCGTGATGAGAAGTGGAAAGAAGAAACAATACGAAATACTTCTCAATCACAATTTAATTCTGAGTTTGAGTGTGAATTTTTAGGGTCTATTGATACTTTAATTAGTTCTACAAAATTGAAGTCTTTAACATATAAGAACCCTATTCGTTCAAATGCGGGAATAGATATTCATATTATGCCAATAGAAAACCATACTTATATGTTAACTGCTGATGTTTCTAGAGGAACATCAAACGATTATTCTGCATTTGTGGTGTTTGACGTTACAGAGATTCCATATAAGATTGTTTCAAAATTTAGAGATAATGAAATAAAACCACTATTGTTTCCTACTAAAATACATGAGGTTGCAAAGGCATATAATAACGCATATGTAATGGTTGAGATAAACGACATTGGAGAATCGGTTGCCAACACGTTACAGTTTGACTTGGAGTATGAGAACCTTGTTATGGCTTCTATGCGTGGGCGAGCGGGACAAGTCCTTGGGGCGGGCTTCTCTGGGGGTAGAGCCCAATTGGGGGTAAGGACAACTAAAGCAGTAAAAAAGGTTGGATGTTCAAACCTCAAACAATTAATTGAGGATGATAAACTTATTGTAGAAGACTATGATTGTGTCAATGAATTATCCACTTTTATTATTAAAGGTTCTTCCTATACTGCGGATGACGGTAGCAATGATGATTTGGTTGCTTGCATGTTTATGTTTGGATGGGCTACAGATCAAACGTATTTCAAAGAACTCACTGATAATGATATTCGTATGACGATGATGAAAGAACAACAAGATATGCTAGAACAGGATATGGCACCGTTTGGTTTTATATTGAATGGCGTGGATGAATACCTTGAGGATGAAATTGATGAGTATGGAACCAGATGGTCGCCTGTTGTACGACAAGGAACGAGAAGTTGGTAGATGATTATAACAGAAAAATGGGCATTTTGTCATATTCCTAAAAATGGTGGTACAAATTTTGTTATGCGTAGTCCATACGAACCGGATAAAAAATTAAACAACATATCAAGACACAATCCACCCAATTTGTTTGAGGGTGTAAATGTTCCTTGGGTTGGAATTGTTAGAAATCCATATTCAAGATATTTGAGTTGGTATTTCTTTGCAAAAAAATTACAATCTTGGAATTATACCTTTGAGGATTTTGTTAAATTAGATTTATTTAAACAACCAGAAACATCTGGTGATAAATTTATATCCAATAGGGGTGGTCATTGGCACAGGTGGTGGCCACAACATTATTGGACTGATCATGGTGTAAAAACTTTTAAGTTAGAGACTGATTTAGAAGAGATGGAATTCTATGTAGGATTTCTTTTTTCCGACACAAAACATAATTCAACAGAACACGAAGAATGGCAGAAATACTACACAGATAATTTGAAAGAAATTGTGTATGATAGATTTAGGGCGGATTTTGATGCTTATGAATACGAAAAATAAATTAGTATATTATACAAAAGAATTTAGAAATAATATTACAAATTGGATATCTATCAATCATCCACTTTTTGTTCAAGAGTGGAAGTATAACGAAGAAAAACATAGAGAATGTTTATATAAAACTGGTTTCAATCCCTATAATTATGGTAGTATAGTTTGTTTAATAGATCGAAAGGGTGAAGATGAATTTCTCTTTAATACTAATACTCCGCTAATTAAGTGGATTCCGTTTCAAGAATACCCTAAAAAAAGTTTTGCAGATTGTATGTTTGAATCTGCTCAACATATAGCAAATAGTGGTAAAACTATAGATTTTTTTTGGTCTGGGGGTTTAGATAGTAATGCTGCTTTACTCGCATTTAATGAGTTGGGGTTAGAAAAACAATTACATGTTATTATGGGCGGTAAACTTGAATCTCCAGATTTGTTTGAAAAAATAGTCAGGGGTCGAATGGATTATACATGGGATGAGACAGGTTCAAAGAATGTAACATATGGTTTAGCACAAACCGATAAAAATATATTATGTTCGGGTTCTGAGGCTGACCCTCAATTTGGTGCTAAAGGAACACTGGGTGCCAAAGGCAATACTTTAGAGAATTCATTTGACTGTTGGGAAAATAAACGGAGATATTATAGCTCACATAATACATGGGGAATGATATCAAATTACAGTGGTGATTGGGTAAATACTGATAACTATATGCCATTCTATATGAATGAGTCGATTGAAAAGTGGACTTGTAATCATGTTATTACAGACGATATGGTTTATTATCATCTTGAAAGTGATGAATGGGGTGATGATTGGTCTAAGACAGGGGAATCACCAATAACATCAATTGGACAACAAATATATAAAAAATGTAAAATGCCGTTAAGAGATTTCATGTATGATATTACAAAAGATAAGAATTTATCCTATGAAATACCTAAATATTTAAGTGGTATCAGGTTATCCCTAGACAAACCATTAAATGTTACTGCTATAACGGGTGAGGGTCATGTTATTAGCGATGATAACTTCAATGATTTTGATTGGACCCCTTATATTGCAAACCTGTAAATACTAAATAAATTCAATCAAATCATGATGTTTCTTGATGTAACAGTTGTAACATAGAATGACAGACTGATCAATTAGGTGAAATACCTCTTTACGACTGTCATCACTGGTTCCAACTCTTTTGGATACTTTGCGTATCTCTGCATCATAAGGCCAGAATTTGAGACACACATGTTCTGCCTCACCACAGTGAACACATGATTTATCTGTGAGAAATTCGTTTAGGAGATATACTCGTTTCTGGTAATTTCTTCGTGATACCTTCTT